TAGCCATTACGACCTAAAGTTAATTAATGGAGAGTTACCAACTGGTGCTGACGATGGTGACATCTGTGAGTCAATTGTTTTAGATTTAGTCATCTGTTTTTCAGCAAGGGTTGCGTAATAGTCACCCTTAGACGCACTCTCTGTAATTGGAATAGAAAACACAGACGCTAAACGATACTCAAGCAATTCAGCAAAATACGCTGGAAGAAAGCTTTCATCTGGTTTAAAGGTGTAGTCTAAGATGACAGTTGTATTGTTTGAATACAGCTTATCGCCATAGATTTGGTACATATCAGTAGCGTCATCAATATGCTGGGCCACTAAGAAATCAGCTGGCAACTGGTAAGCATAAGACCATTCACTAACTGGTGTTGCTGTAAGTCTTGACAAGGTTACTTGCGTAGAAGCAAACCGCCAAGGATGTAAGGTTAATAAACTTTCATAAGTAAGTTCATATAAGTTTGCAGCTACAAGAGCTGCTGTTGAATCATCGGTAAATGATGATATTGTTTCTTCACCTATTAACAGTAATGCGTTTGATGCTAAGTCAATGGATGTGTAATTTTTTACAGTAGACATAAACTAAAGGGAGATTTAGGAGGTTGTGGTGGATGTCTTTGTTCTTCTTTGCTCATAAAGTGAGAAAAGCCCCCGAAGGGGCTTAACTTATTTAGTCAGAGTCAGTTGCGTTTATAACCAAAGCGTCATTAACGTCAACAACTGTTCCGCTGTTAGCAGAAATTAAGTAGAACGCTGCTGCCAACGTACCACCAGTTGAAGTGTTTGCCATAATTATATCGCCAACTTGAACGTCACCAGCTACTGCATTAAAGTAACCAGCTGAGTCCACTACTGCTGTTGCATCAGCTGTTGAGTAACCCCACATACATGGGATTGCACTGTTTGCTGATGTTGTCATTCTTGCGAATGTAGATGCACTAAATGCCATAATAAACTCCTATTCTGTGATTTCGACTTTTACTATTCCAGCAGTGTCAATAGTGACAGCACCAGCTTTGTATTTGCCTAAAGATAACCAAGATGTTTTCTCAGGAATGTAGTTAACTTCCGTTGAAATATCAAGACCGATTGCACAACCAATAGCAGATTTATGGAAAGCAAAACAATCACGAGTAGTCGATGCTTTAGCTAGTCCACCTTCAGCACGAGTTTCCATCATAACGACATTGAATCCCATGTAAGTGTTAATCTCACCTGACATCAAAGCACGAAGCGTTGAATAGTCTGATGAAGTTACTTGCTCTACAGCCATTAAGTCTGCAATACCTTCAGCTGAAGTCAAAAGAATACGGTCACTTGAAGGCACTCCGTTATCATTTAACGTCTTAGAAGCTGTTGTGATTTTTGCTAATGTAAGACCAGCAGAACCATGAACGATAGTTGAACCAGCTGATAAAGCATCCAAAATTAATTGGTCTGCTCTACGACCCATTGCGCCAGCAATAGTCTCTGCAAGTTCTCTTCTTTCGTCAAAGTTTACTTCTTGAGCATCAAACACATCTGTGTATTCACCAGCTACCCAGTTTTGTAGGGTTGCTGCTACTTTAGCGTGTGTGATGTCCATTGGTGTTACATCTGTTTGACTAGCTTTTTGGTTTGCTAGTCCTTTACCCATAGTTCTGAAGTTGTATGTATCACCAACAACACCAGTGCGAAGGCGCACTAAACTACGGAGTTTTCCAGAAGTCTGGAAAGCGTGCTTTACTTCTGCATCGAACTGGGCTGAAGCTGCACTTGATAGACTGATAGACATTTGTCTTTCTCCTAAATTAAATTAAAGTTTCGTTTTTCAATTCAGGTTTCCGTATTCAGGGCTGAATCTAGCAATTTTTACAAGCTGCTTGACTTTTGAATACGGGTCTTAGACAAGAGTGTCCGTTAGATGTATTTTACTACAATTACAATGTTATTTTGTATTATTTATTTGTATTTTTTATTTTTGCTGATGATACTGCTATTTGATGAAACCCCCACGACTTCATTAACTCTAAAGTTATGAGGGTTGCATGATGATGTAAGAACTGCTGTGAGTGCCTTGATTCACGCTTCACATGCTTGACTGCATCTATCACTTCATCAATATCGTACTTCACTGCCTGATGTTACTTTGCGCTTGACTACCAAAGAAATCTGCAAACTTCTTATCGACTTCTTTTCTAAATGCTGGTGACTCTGCATATCTTGGGTCTCCAACTAATTCATACAATGCTTCTTTTGAAGTATTATCCAGTGCTTGTGTATTACTAGGAGCTGCAACATCGGTCTCTCTTGACATACTTCGCATCTTCTCAAGAATACCAAAGCCATCTGCTGTTGTAGCTAGTCCTTGCATTACTTCAAACTCACCTTCATCAAAGTTAGCTCTGGCCCATGACGTAAAGTCATTGATGCGTTGTGGAGCATCCTTACCCATTCGTTTCATTTCATCTTCAACAGAAGGTTGTGCTTCCATCATGCCATTCATGTAGATACCCATTAGCTCTGTATGTTTTTCTTGTGATAAACCAGCTTCTTTAGCCCACTCATTGAAGTTAACTAGCATTGGGTCATCTGTTGCTATCTCTGCTTCAATACCTTCAGGCATCTCAACTTTATAACCATCACTAGGCGCACCAGTAAATGCTCCTAACTTAGACTCAAGTCCAGCATAAGCTTTAGCTTGGTCTGCTACAGATTTATATTTACTAGCTTTAAACCATTCTGGAGCATCACCCTCTCCTTTAATCTCTTCGCTCATCATCCAACCTTCAGCAGTAGCCTCAGTTGTTTCAGTTGATTCAGTTGGAGCTTCAGTTGCTACTTCTTGCTCACTTAATAACGTCTCTTCTTCACTCATTATTGTCTCCTTGTGGTAAATAATCGCCATGTTCTCTTCGTTTAATGGCATTTTGTATAGTGCGAATTACACTGTTTTGCCCCTCTCTATAGAAACCTTGTTCAGCTGGCTGAGTAGGCACACACACAGGGGCTTTAATATAACGCTCCTCCCAATGGCTGAGTATCTTTTTGCCATCAGGAGTTTTAAACAAACGTGCTATCATTGCGTCAAAGTCTTTATTCACTCATTTGCCCCATAACTTGTTGAGCCATTTCAGGGTTCTGAGCTGCTGCTTCTGTTGCTTGAGCCATTTGAGCCTCTTCTTGCATCTGCTGCTTCATAGCTTCTCTTTCTTTTTTATCTCTTACAAGCTCTGAGTCAACACCAAGTAACTTAGCGATATGCTCTGGGAATGCTTCAAGGTCAAGTCCAACTCGTACAGCGTCTTCACCCACCATCATTGCAAACTGAACGAACTGTGCCAACTTGTTGACCTCATCCATATCTTGTTGCTGTGCTAATGGTGATATAACTTTGATTTGAATTTCTTGATTGCCTACCTTGATTGGTTCTATCTTTCCGTTACGCTGAAGAATATCGATAGCTCTTTTAATTAGCTTATTAATAAACTCCATTTGCAATCGACCAAACGATGAACCAATGTCTGACATAAGTTCTTGCTGCCTAATAGACACTTCAGTAGCTGACTTAGTTGGGCCTTCCATTGGGCCAAGCTGGTCATGAAACAAAGCTTTCTTAATGTTCTCTCTAAGGTCTTGGAGTATTAACTCACTGACATTAAAGTTACCACCTGATTGTAATGGTGATAAAGAACCTTCAGCTGCTACTGGTATGACTGCTCCTGACTTAATGTTAACTGTCCAAGGGTTAAGAACACCATCATCAACAGCTGTGTAAACTCCGACAATCTCTTTCTCAGCATTCTTTAGTACAAACTTAACAACTTGGTTAGCTGTCTTAATATCAGGCAGTGCTGTCATGATAGGGCCACGACCATATCTTTCACCAGCAACCTTTGACCAACGAAATACAATCCAAGGTGAAACATCAAAGTAGTCTTCAAAGATAACGTGCTTTGTGTTCTCTTCAATGATGACATACTCATAAACTTTCTTTTCAGGGTTGTAGACAGTTGCTTCAATAATATCAACAAGCTCATCTGGCTTATCTTGCATCATCTCCATTACTGCTGTAGAGCATTTACCTTTAGGCCACATTTGCTTAATGTTACGAGCTGGATGTTTATGAAGTCTAAAGACAGTCTCAACTGTTCCATGAGGCCCATCTTCAATCAACAACTCTTTAAGCGGAACAGCTGTAAACTTTAGTAAATCTTCACCTTCACCTTCGTCTAACAACAACGCACCAGTTCCAACAGCTAAGTCAAGAAATGCTTCATGCGCCTCTGTAGCTAGGTTAGATTGATTAATAAAACCAAACAAAGTATCTGTTATTTCTTCAAGGCGTTTATCTATCTTTCCTTCATACTCTTGAGGCATTGCAGTTCCAGCTGACAACTTAGCCCACTTCTTAAATGGTGGTACTAAGGTTGACTGAAGCCTTGATGCAAACCTTTGTGTTCCTATCAGTGCTGTTGAATCATATATCTTGGTATTCTTTTTAGCACCTTCAGAGTGGTCACTAAACACTTCCCGTTGAGGTAGTGCGTATTCATAACACTCTTTCCAATGTGACTCCCATGATGAACGATGTTGTTTTGCTGTTTCATATCGTCTCATCAGAGCAGCAACACCTTCTGTGCTTTTCTTATAAGTTGGCATAATTTATCCTAATGTGTCTGAAAGTCCTGTTTCATCGTTGCCTTTAGCAAGCAAAAGTGAGCGACCAGTTCTTCTTCGCTTACCAGCCACCGCCAGTTTTTTAACAGCAGACTCTTCTGCTCTTAAAGTTCTTTCTTGGTTA